GAGGGCTACATTGTCACCTACAACACCAAGTCAGAGTTTGCTAGTTATCTGTTACCTGCGTGGTTTTTAGGGAAGTTTCCGGAGAAGAAGATCATCCAGACAGCCCATACTGCTGAGTTGGCAGTAGGTTTTGGCAGGAAGGTAAGGAACTTAGTTCAATCAGAGTTTTATCAGAAGGTTTTTAATACAGAGCTTTCTAGCGACTCTAAAGCCGCTGGTAGATGGAATACGAAGCAGGGTGGTGATTACTTCGCTATCGGGGTAGGTGGTGCTGTTACGGGCAAGGGTGCGGATGTATTGATCATTGACGATCCGCATAGTGAACAAGAGGCAAAGCAGAACAATCCTGCCGTGTATGACGCGGTGTATGAGTGGTATACCTCTGGGCCTAGGCAGAGGTTACAGCCGGGCGGGGCGATTATTATTGTTATGACCCGGTGGTCTAAGAGAGACTTAGCTGGGCAGATTCTTAAGAACTCTAGTAAGGATGGGACGGATAACTGGGAGGTGATTGAGTTCCCAGCGATCTTACCGTCTGGTACGCCGTTGTGGCCCGGGTTCTGGAAGAAAGAAGAACTAGAAGCTATCAAAGCTGAGATCCCGGTAGCAAAGTGGGAAGCTCAGTATCAACAGAATCCCACCTCGGAAGAAGGTGCAATTGTCAAAAGAGATCAGTGGAGACTCTGGGAGGATGAAGATCCTCCTGAGTGTGAATACATCATCCAGAGTTGGGATACGGCGTTTGAAAAGTCTAATAGGGCAGACTTTTCCGCCTGTACAACCTGGGGCATCTTCCAAAAAGAAAACGAAAAGGGCTATATGCAGCCTAACATTATTATGTTAGATGCTGTTAAGGAACGTTTGGAGTTCCCGGAGTTAAAGAAGAAAGCCTTTGAGATGTGGAAGGAGTGGAATCCTGACACGTTGATAATTGAGAAGAGAGCCGCTGGAGCGCCTCTTGTGTACGAGTTAAGAAGGATGGGGATCCCGTTATCGGAGTACACCCCTTATAAGGGACAGGATAAGATTGCGCGGGTGAACTCTATAGCTGACTTATTTGCTTCCGGCGTGGTCTGGCGACCGGATACAAGGTGGGCAGAAGAAGTCGTAGAAGAGATGGCATCTTTCCCTAACGGGGATCACGACGATCTTGTTGACTCTACATCTCAAGCGTTAATGAGATTTAGACAGGGTGGGTTTATTACTGTTCAGTCAGATGAGCAGGATGAACCGTCTTACTTCAGACGGAAAGTTGAATACTACTGAGGACCATCATGGCAACGAATATTGCTCAAGCGCTTGTGCCGTTAGATCTTTCACAGATGTCAGACGAACCTGCGATTGAGATTGAAATTGAAGACCCGGAATCAGTCTCTATCAGTCTTGACGGTTTAGAGATTGATCTCATGCCGGAAGAACCTGAGTTCGATGCTAACTTGGCAGAACTCATAGATGAGAGTGAGCTACAGAAGATCTCGTCCGACCTGCTAGGTCAGGTAGACGACGACATCAACTCTAGGAAAGACTGGGCAGATATGTTCGTAAAAGGACTAGAAGTCCTTGGGATGAAATACGAAGAACGGGCAGAGCCTTGGTTAGGTGCTTGTGGTGTCTATAGTCCTGTCTTAACAGAAGCTGCCATCAGGTTTCAGTCTGAGATGATTACTGAGACTTTCCCGGCCCAAGGGCCGGTTAAGACACAGATCATCGGAGAGGAAACCCAGCAGAACAAAGAAGCCGCTGAACGTGTCCGGGACGATATGAACTACCGTCTGACGGATGAAATGATTGAGTATCGTTCGGAACATGAACGGCTTTTATATGCACTAGGCTTAAGTGGCAGTGCGTTTAAGAAGGTCTACTACGATCCTAGCTTAGGTAGACAAGCAGCCCCTTTCATCCCGGCAGAAGACATCATCATGCCGTACGGGGTGTCTAATATCTATAGCGCTGGGCGCGTAGCGCACGTCATGCGGAAGCCGAAGAACGACCTAAAAAAACTACAGGTAGCAGGTTTTTACAGAGATATTGACCTAGGTGATCCTGTTCGGATCTTTACCGATATTGAAAAGAAGAAAGCTGAAGAACAAGGCTACAGCCTGACTGATGATGATCGGTATCAAATCTTAGAGATTCATGTTGACTATGACCTCCCGGGTTACGAAGACCCGGATGGCGTAGCACTTCCTTATGTCATCACGATTGACCGTGGATCTACCAAGGTTCTAGCCATCCGTAGGAATTACGAAGAAGGCGATTCCTTAAAACAGAAGCGTCAACACTTCGTCCAGTACAACTTTATTAACGGATTTGGCGCTTATGGATTGGGATATATCCATCTTATCGGTGGTTACGCCCGGGCGGGAACGTCGATTATCCGACAGTTGGTAGATGCTGGAACTCTTTCTAACCTGCCGGGCGGTCTTAAGACCAGAGGCCTTAGGATTAAAGGAGATGACACTCCTATCGCCCCCGGAGAGTTCCGAGATGTAGACGTACCGAGTGGGTCGGTGCGTGAAAACATCATGCCGCTTCCTTATAAGGAACCAAGTCAGGTTTTGGCGGCGTTGTTGGAAAAGATCACAGACGACGCTCGTAGGCTGGTAGGTATCGCAGATCTTAAGATCAGTGATATGTCAGCCCAAGCGCCGGTGGGGACGACGTTAGCAATTCTTGAGAGACAGTTAAAGACCATGAGCGCGGTTCAGGCTCGCGTCCACGACAGTCTCAAGATGGAGTTCAAACTCCTTAAGAAGATCATTCGTGACTACATGCCGCCGGATTACAGCTATACCCCGGTGGGAGGCAATAGGGACGTTAAACAGTCCGACTATGACCTAGTAGAAGTCATCCCTGTATCAGATCCTAACGCCTCTACGATGGCGCAACGGATCATGCAGTACCAAGCTGCTCTCCAGTTAGCCCAAGGGGCACCTCAGATCTACAACCTGCCACAGCTTCATAGGCAGATGCTGGAGGTTTTGGGGGTCAAAAACGCGGAAAAGTTAGTACCTATCGAGGATGATCAAAAACCGCGTGATCCTGTGTCAGAAAACATGAGCTTCTTAACAGGAAAACCCACAAAAGCGTTCATTTATCAGGATCACCAAGCACATATAGCTACACATTTAGCGCTGTTACAAGACCCGACCATCATGCAAATGATCGGGCAGACGCCTATGGCTCAGCAGATTCAGGGAGCCATCATGTCTCACGTAGCAGAACACATGGCATTTAAGTATCGGAGCCAAGTGGAAGAGCAATTAGGTGTGCCGATGACCCCGCCGGACGCGGAGCTTCCAGAAGAAGTAGAAGTACAACTTTCTCGATTGGTAGCTCAGGCTGCACAACAGCTTCTACAGACCAATCAAGCCCAAGCTCAACAGCAACAAGCGCAGCAAATGGCGCAAAACCCGATGTTGCAGATGCAACAGGCGGAACTCCAACTGCGGGCAGAGGAGCTAAAGCGCAAAGAAGCGGATAGCCAGAGGGATTACGAGATCGCCCAGCAAAAACTCAGGCTAGAGCAGGAAAAACTGGCTATTGAAGCCCAGAAAGAGGTGGCAAGGATTCAAAATCAAGAGCGAACTATAGATAAAAAGCTGAAAACAGACATGTTGAAACACCTCACCAAGCCAAACAAAAGGTAATAGATGAACACTACTGCGATCCTCGTAGTGATTAAAGAACTTAATGACCGGCGGGAAACCATCTCAAAAGCGCTTGCGGACGGTTCAGCGCGAGATTACGCCGAATACAGGTCAATGGCAGGAGAAATCCAAGGTCTTTCTCTTGCACATTCCCTCGTAACCGACCTTGTGCGACAACTGGAGTATGACGATGAGTGAGCTTTTGATCGCCACCGGGGAGAATTCTATCCCCACCCACCTTCCTGAAACCCCGGAAGAAAAGGCAAGGCAACTGCCTATGCCTGCGACGTATCACATCCTCTGTGCTTTACCAGAGATTGAAGATGAATACGAAAGCGGGCTAGTAAAAGCCGGACAAACGCTTCATTACGAAGAAGTAATGTCGCCGGTTTTGTTTGTAGTTGCGCTCGGGCCGGATTGCTACAAAGACAAAGAACGGTTCCCTAGTGGGCCTTCATGCAAGAAAGGGGACTTTATTCTGGTCCGGCCTAATACAGGAACCAGAATTAAGATTCACGGCAGAGAGTTTCGTCTGATTAACGACGATTCTGTTGAAGCCGTTGTAGAAGATCCGCGTGGCGTATCGAGGGCTTAATCATGGATGGCGAAAAATTTAAATTCCCGGATGAAAAACCGGCAGCAAA